TCAGACAAGTTGGTAGCACCAGGTAATGTTTCAATTGGGTTTGGAGCACTTGGGTCACGAACAGGGATAAAGAAATCTTGGTCAACAGCCATTTGGTTGAATCTCATATCCACATTACCTGTAGAGGGGTCAGTAATTTGGTCTTTCTTGAATTGAGTTGCAAATCTCTGTACATATGGCTGGATATCTTGGTCGTCCATATTACCAACGTATACTTTGAACACTCTTCTTTCAGGAGCTCTCGAAGTTCTATAAACCAACATAGCATCTTCAGCAAGAACCAACTGTTTCCAAATTCTTCTCGCTTTTTCTAACATAGAAGTTCCATAAGGAAGTCTTCTGTCATCACCCAATAATCTGAAGTGAGCAATTTCCCAAGAATTAAATTCCAACTGTTTGTTTTTCCAATTGAATGTCAAACTCTTAGTATCACTAGGATTTGAAGAGGATGCTAATCCTGAAGTAGCACGACCTCTCATACCTACTTCCACACGTTCAATTTCAATATTTGGTAATTGAAGACACCCTACAACACCTTTTTCAGGGTCTAATTTTAAGAATACAAAATTATCACCGTACTTAGAAGTGTTCCTTGTCCACATTGGAAGATTGGTATTGATATCCAAAGCATTGTTGAACAAATCACCCAACACAGATTTAATTCTTGTTGAATCCGAATAAATCTGCAACATATACCCATCTTCATTTACAGTTGTAGATTCTTCTGCGTAAGTATCCAAGGCAGATGCAATCTCTGGAGTATATTCCATAGATTCATAATCGTAATATGATGCCAATCTTGTTGGTTCATAATAAACGGCTTGTGAATATAAATTATTCTCAATTTTTACCCATTGTTGGGTTAGATATGAGGTCTGACGAGCTTGTAATTTTTCTTTCTCAAACTCAGCTTTGTCAGTGGTACGTAATAATTCTTTTTTATCAAATTTATAAGTAGGCAAATCCTGACCCAATAAAGAATTGGGTCCAAAGGTTTGGGATAACCTCTGCCATATAGTTAAGTCTTTTTCATTTTCTGCCATCTTACAAAAATTACATCAAATATTTTTTTTATCAACGTTTCATTCCTCCGAATAACCATAAATACTTTTCATAATCACTTTTATTTGGTTGATTACGATAAACCTGGTTATTTGAATTTAGATTTTGGGGTAGGGCGGGATTGAAATATTGCTCAGCCTTAGTTTCATATGTATTCATTTGCCATGAATCCAACATAACTTTCGCCTGCTCTGTTACTTTAGTAAGTTGTGAAAAAGATGATTCCGCAATATAAACCGCCATGGCTAATGACATAATTAAATCATCATGTTGACCCTTCATGTGGTCAGGTCTTCCATTTACATAGACAAACGTATTCATTTCATTCAACAATCGTGATGAACGTATTAGTAATCCATGACGAAGAGATTCTTCCAAAGCAGCAACAATTTGAACTCGTTTCGCATTGAAATTAAGTCCTGGTATTTTCTCCAAAGCTTTTGGGTCATATTTCCACTTATTACCAAAATCTACTCCATCAACATATAAATCTTTATAACCCAATTCTTGAAGTTTTCTTGATGTGGCAACACCCATACCACCAGTGATATCCACCACAATAAACGCTTTATACATTGTTCCCCATTTATAAGCAATTTCAGCTAAAACATCTGGTGGTACTTTTCCAAGGTATTCTGCAACTTGTTCCTTATCTTCAAAATCATAGATTTGAATAGTAGAGAAGTCTTCTGAATCACCACGGGAAACGTCAACTCCCATAATATAACGGTGATTTAGTTCAGGTTCTTTCCATATCCAAAAACCACCACTTACCATCTTACTAATCGGTTCTTTTATCATTTTTTCTGAGATACTTTGTAGTAAAGCAGCCTCGAATACGTTGTCACCTGAACCTAAGAAGTTACATTCTAATTCTTGTGATACTTTTCGTTTATCATACTTTAATTTTTTTACCATAGATTCAAACCATGCTGATGATGGTTTGTAACCTTGAGCTATGTAACTAATTAATTCCGTATAATCTCTATCGAAAGGGTCTTTGTGAGAATAATCAATTTTTATCTCATCATCATTGTATTCGTCACGATTCAAAAAGTAGTGTATGATATCATCACATTTCACCAAATATAAATCTTTTGTATATCTTGGGTCTCGATACCAAAACATTTCGGTGACTTTGAAGTCATTCATTCCACGATTGGCTTGTTCATAGATTTCGTAGTAAATGGGGTCATATCCATTAGGCGTAGATATTACCACAACTTTACCACCTGTAGACAAAGACGCCATACAGGCAGCCCAGAAGTCACCATCAGCTTCGATGTAAGCAGCTTCGTCAAATATCAACATAGTTGGGGTGTAACCACGAAGTGCGTCCTTTGAGGTTGCAACTGCCTTTACCTCACAACCATTTGATAATTTGAAGTGTCTTGCAGCGTTTTTTTCAGGTGAAAAAGAAACACCAATCCAAGAAGGCCATTGTTCAATGAAACCCCTAATCTTATTGGCCATTTCTACCGCAGTATCTAATTTATTGGCAATAATTAGAATTTTTTCTGGCTTGTTTTTTAGTGCAAAAACCAATCTTTTACTCGCCCAAGCCGCAGTAACTGTAGATACACCCGCCTGTCTATATTTTAGGGCAATATTTTCATTATATTTTTCATAATCCTCCACAAGATTGACTTGGTCGGGAAATAATTCCAAGGGAACATATTTTGATTGTGTATTATCGTAAGTACTTAAATAAGTTCTTAGTGCGTAAGGAGTATTATTTACACACTTAGAATATTCTAAAAGTAATTGTTCTCTTGATAATCCCATTTCAAGTAGTGTTAGGACATACTAATTCCTAAACTACCTAAGAAGTCATCCAAATCGTCCAAGTTATCATCATCAGGACCTTCTGGTGAAGTTGTATCTTCATCACTATAATCCTCTTCATCACCGTGAACTTCGTTGAGGTGGGCAACAATTTCTGAAACCATCCTATCTAAAACTTGTGTCGCTTTAGCATCACCACGAAGGATACTCTTAGCTAATTTGAAAAATTCATCAGCAGAAAGTGCTGAAAATCTGGCAAATAGGTAGTTCTGTATGTATTTTTTATCTTCATCAAATAATTGTGAAGGGTAAGCATTGATAAACTTTTCCCAAATTACTGGTCCTAATCTCAAATCCCAAATCTCACTTGCCAAAGTATCTGTAGATGCCATTACCATCTCAGCTTGTTTAGGGTCGTCAGGTAATCCTTGTGTTCCCAAAACTTCCATAGTTCCTTTGATTAATTCATGAACCAAAATTGGGAAGAACAAACCACGGGCTTTTACTGTAGGAGGGTCTGTTTCAATATCAACTTCTTCTTTACCACCAACTCCTTGTTGACTCATCATCATGTCCATGGCTTCATCAGGTAATACCCAATACATTAGGTCATTCACAGACATTACGACACCGTACAAATTTAAAAGTCTTGGGTCTAATCTATCAAGTTCGTCTCTAACCAATTCGAACATATAATGTCCTTTCTTTGATGAACCCTGAATCAAAGCATTGATAAATCTTCTTTTAGCCTTTTCCAAATCAAATCTTTCGAATGCTGAAATAAAATCCTCGAGGTCCTCTTCTTGTTGTTGGAAATTTTGTTCAATTTCTTCTTCGCTTGGTTCCTCACCCTCTTTTGAAAAACCTTCCATATCAATTTGACCTGGCATTACCAATTCGGCAACATACTGAAGTTGGTCAGGTCTAACACCCATTTCTTTTCTTACTAAGTCAATTGCCAAGTTTTCCAAATATTCTTTGTTACTAGCTTGGATACTAAACAATTCTCTCACACCACTCATCATGGCCATTTGGAGTTGCATAAGAGCGTTTTGACCTGAGATATTTTCTTGACCTGTATATCTTTTTACTTTATCAACTACATCACCAAATCGTTTTGATGCAACCAATTGTTCGAATGTCTGAGGAACATCACCCGATTTTAGGTCAGGAAATGCCGGGTTTTTTGAAAGAGGAGTTTCTTGTTTTTCTAACTTTCTTTCAATGTCGGGTGACATTCTTTCTGGTCTATCACCATAGTTGATTGGTGCTTCTGAAATATTATTTTTCATCGAATTTGAATTTCAATTGGTCAAAAGTAATATAATCAGGAATCTTTACAACCTCATCACTTTTTTTCGCCTTAGGTTTTGGTTGATGTTTTGGATTCTTGAAGGGGTCACTAGTACCTGGTTTTTCTTTTGTTCCTGGTTTTACTCTCGTTGGTGCAGTTGTCGTACCTTGTTCCATAGCTTCCTTTTTTGTCAAAGTATACAACTTTCCGATGGGTTTGTCCATAGGGGTAGTACCGACTAAAGATGTAACAGGTGATTTTGCTAAAGGTTTACGGATAACACCTTGTTCTGATAAAGTTTCCATAAAGTCTCCTTTTGTAATTCTTGAAGGTAGGTGTTTTTTAATCAAACTTTCTAACTGCATTTCTAAAATAGGTTGGTATGGACTTTTACCTTCTTTGACAGATTTTTTCACATCCAAAACACATCTTTCAAATTTTTTCTTTTCAGAATCAGAATATGAATCTTTATCTCTTCCTTCTAATCCCAAAGATGATGTGCAGATAGCCCATGGGTTTTTCTTACCATATTTGTCAGCCTCTCCCATTTCACCTTCATCCATACCATCCTGATACATACCAGGAGTTTTGTCAGGCTCAGCACCAAATCCATCATTAGTAGATGGACCAACTTGATGTGGTTGTTGTGTTGTTTCCCCACTACCGTAAGGATTAAGAGGGTCCTCATCCTGAGTTTCTTTTACCTCTTTTTCATAAACTTGATATGTCGCACCCTTTTGTTGTAACTTAACTTCATCAGGTGAACCTTTTTTTACTTTGATTGTAATATCCTCTTGTTCTTGGGTTTCTTTTTTACTTTTCATAGACAACATCTTTTTCGAATTCAAGAATCAAATCTCTCTCGTAAAGTTTATTTTTTACTTTATCTTCTTTATCTCCGAAACGAAAAACTAATCGTGTTTCCTTTTCACAAGTGTCATCCGTTTCCCAGGCTAACGCGATGATATCTTCCATCGCGTCTGAAACTCCCATATAATCGGAGTTTTGTATTAGTTCAAGTTGGATTGAGGTATTTCTCAATGTACCAACTTTCTTTATATACTGAATATGGGGTGGTTCAGGATATCCACTCGAAGGTTTAGAATCCCAATTCTCACCCCATACATCTAATTCATCACTAAAGATAAATTCATACATATTATCTCCTCTATAGTTTGGACCCAGTCCATTCACATAGATTAGATAACTCATAAAATTTCCCCTTTAGGTGATACTCTAAATTGTTCACCCTCAGATTCGAAAACCAAATTATTTTTGTTAGTCTTACCCAAGAATTTCACGTTTTTATTTTCATTTACGATAAACTCAGCAGCCAACATTTGTTCGTCTGATTCAGACAAGTTAGCAATCTTTTCTAATTTTGTCATTTTCTTTGGTGATTTTTCTTTTTCACTTTCAGAAAGAACAAAATACTTAGAAAGAACTCTATCTACTTTAGATTCACCGAAAACTGAATCCATAATTTTAGAAATGTGTGAACTTACTTTTTCTTCTTCACTCATTTCTTCATTAC